AGGAGCATGCATCGCTTGCCCTGGCCGACCACGATCCCGGTGCCGGCTGACGTTTTGACGGTCACGGTGTAGGCGCCGGTGGTGGCGTTGTACACTATCCCGTTCCAGTAGTTCGGGACGATGACGTTACGATTCACGGTCAGCGTGCCGGTGATCGTGAGATATACGGACCTGTGCTCCTTCCCACTGGCCGACCAATCTCCAGAGGCCACGCTGAAAGAGGACTGTGGAGAGGTCCAGGGCTGGAGAAAACAATTGCGATGATCGATATAGCTGGTGACCGTGCTGGAGCCGGTCGTGACCGTGTACAGGACATCGATCTCGTCGGAGGCCTGTGTCGCACTCGTCCGCGACGCGATGGCTCCGGCACGAGTCAAATAAATGGTATTGGTAGCGCTCGCAGTTAATGTGAGCGTCCCATTCGCCATCGCCACCCGAGTCCCATCGCCAGCGATGAAATTTCCTCCATAGTACCCCCAGGTAAGCCCCGAGCAAGCCGACGCGCGTCGGCCTCCCAGGGTCGCCGGAGAGGACGCGTCAAATAATGCGTTTGCAAGCGTGGCTTTGCCAGCCTGTGATTCGGAGATCACATCCAAATAGGTGGTGCTGTCTGACATGATTACCTCGTAATGTCCTGGATGAGCGGATACCCACGACCGACAGTGGCCGATAGTTGGTAGATTTTGAGATACAGCGTCGTCTGGTTCAAACCGAAATCGGCAATCTGGCTGGCGCTGCTATAGGTGGCAGTCGATGCGGAAACGGAAATCGTGCGTTTGACCGTCGAATATCCTGAGCCGGAAAACACGTCAATCTGGTATTGCTCTGTCTGCTCATTCAGCGGGGCATCAAATCCGTCTCGCCACTCGGCGACGCCCCTGGTTCTGCGCACCCATTCCAGCGTCCAGTTGCCGCTGGCGTCCCGGTTGCCGTTGAGAAAAACCGGGGAGAGTGGCTTGAGGTTGACCGCCTGGTAGGCAAATGTCCGGTTGTAGTCGCTGCTGAGGTCGCGGCCGATAGTCACTCCGCGGTAGAGCCGGTCCAGGCTGATGCTGCCTTCGGACATCGCGATGACAGCCAGGTCGTCGGGATCCAGCAGGATGATCGCGTCTCCGCCCTGGTGCAGGCTCATCGCCCACTCAGTGCCGAAACGGCCGCGCAATAGGTTGGTCAGGACGTAGGTTTTCCCGGTCTGCAGTGTGCAGCGCTTGGCGGCGCAGATTTCCCAGCGGCCATCGGCACCATAGGCGAAATGATTTTCGCCGGCAAACAGAGATGCCTCGGTGCAGTCGTACAGAGAGCCGTTGTTCAGGATGACGCTCAGCACGCTGCCGCTGTCGATCAGACCTGGATTGACTGCTCCGAGTGTGGTCGTCGCGTATCCAATGGTGGCCCCTGGGGGCTCGAAATCCTGGATCTCGCTCCAGGTACTTCCGTCGTCGATGGACTGCATCAGTACGCCGCCATCCCATCCGGAATTGGCTCCGCACATGGCGGCCAGAAATCCATAGCTGTACTGCGCATCCGACATCATCGGCAGGTCGAGCAAATGATAGATCGATGGGCCTACAGGAGTAATCGTAACCGGAGGAGCGGTCCCGCCGGTGTCCGCGACGGTGGCTGGCGCCGGCGCGTAGATCGCGGCCTGGTCGTAACTGGCTTTGCACTCCAGGCGGCCATCGCTTGTGTATTCTACTGAGGTCAGGCGCACAATGTCCGTGCCCTCGCTGGTCGGCAGGTCTACCACATCGGCAGGCTCCAAATGGCCGTAGGTGGCCGGCAAGGAAAATTGCAGGCGATACCGCTCCAGCCAGGCCATGTACAGCAACTTTTCCGCAATGGCGGCGGCCTCGCTGGCCGTCAGGGAGATGGCCAGTTCGAGAGCGACCACGTTGGTCGCGGGGTTGTTGGTCCGCTCGGCGTACTGTTCGTTGCGCTCCTGGTCCCGATCCACATCCAGATACTGGATGGCGACGCGCCGCGGGAGCTGGGTGTCCATCTGTCGGGAGATGGTGACCTGGACCGGGGCGGATTCCCCGGCCGGATGCGCACCCAAATCGTTGGCATCGATCGTTTCGACTGTGGCGCCATCGCGGGGAATGAATTTGATCTGGTAGCCGTGTTGGATCACGTCAAATGGCCAGGCCGCCTGTAGCGGCTCGATCGCAGAGCGGATCGTGCCACGGGCGCTGACTCGATACCCATGGACGGGTTGCGTCAGTGCGCTGGTGAGGATGTCGCCAGAGGTCAGCACGCCTGATTTCGGGCACTCCTCGGCGATGATCGCCCCCAGCGTCGTATCGGATCCAGCGGAGAGTTTCGGCTGGATGATGTAGGCTTCTGTCCCGTTCGATGATGCTATGGAAATGATTGCCCCATTCCACGAGGGCGCGCCCCAGGGCTGACCGGAGGTGATCGTATAGGGGTAATCCGTCCAGGTGTTGCCGTCCTCAGACACAGCAAATCCGGTGTTTCCCAGGCAGATCCAGTTCCATGTGTCCGACGAGATCCCCTGGTAATACGGAGGTATCCCGACGTCGACCCAGGTCATTCCATCATCCGATGTTTTCGCCGCATATCCGGATCCGGCGTTCGAAAACAGCATGAACGTCATGCCCTTGGTCGCCCCCAGGTTGTGTTGGAATACCGGCGCCCCGCCGATGGCGCCTCCCGTCCAGGTAACTCCATCCGGAGACGTCATGCACGTCCCGTCCTGAGCCTGCCAAACCAGAAACACGGCTCCATTGTGCAGGATATGTGCGTACTGGTGGTTGTACGGCAAGTCATGCTTGGTCCAGGTTTCCCCCTCATTCACAGATCGGAGCACAAATCCCTGTCCGGTCACAATGACAAATATGCCGTTCCCGAAAGCGATCTCTCCCGAGTATGCATTTCCCGGATCTGGCGTGTAGTAGGTGGCGAACCAATGCTCGCCGTCCTTCGTGCGCCAGATCGGAAATCCGGTCGAGTAGGTAGTGGCGATGAACCAGCCATTGCCGAATGCAATACCCTGCCAGAAAGGACTTCCGGTGAATACGCCGGAATGCTCTGTCCATGCCACCTCTGCGTCAGGGCTCGTCCATGCCGAAGTGTCGAAATGCGCAAGTCTGACAAAAATACCGTTGCCATACGCGGTGACCGCATATTGATGGCTGCTCGGCATATTATGCTGCGTATCGACATACGTGTACAGGCTTCCTGACCGCATCACCTCAACTTTTACCTGCGCGCCAGACATGGTATTGCCATATTTCTCCAACTGGAAATCGTCGAACACGAGGTAAGCCAGCCCTCGAAATGCCGGGGTATTGTCGACGCCCAGCGCGGCCTGCATGCGCGGGTCGGGCAGTTGGTCCTCATCGCCCAGGTAGAGACGGAAACCCTCGGCGGCCTCGTTGCTGGCGATGATGGTCTGCTGGTCGGTGGAGCCTGCGTGATAGATCAGATTCGGGCCAACCCAAATTCGAAGCACGCCGACAATCGGACCTTCGCACAATCCCACGGCGAATGTCGCAGAATAGGAGTAAGTTTTCGTGGTGGTTTTCGGTCCCCCTTTGCCGCCGGATTTTTTCTTGGTGACGGTTTCCTTCAGGGCATTGTTCTCGATCCAGAATACATTTCCGGTGACAATGCAGATCCCGTAGATTCGAGGAATCGAGGTACCGTACGCGCTGGTCTGTACGCTGAGGTCTGCAATCCTTGGACCGGAGATGGTCGGCCCCTTCGGGGGGTCCAGCAAAGCGCCGAGCGTCAGACCAATCTGCGCGCCGACGAATGGTCCAACCGGGGTCACAGCGCCGATGAGGCCGCCGACGACTCCGCCGAGAATTTGCCCAGTGGAACTCATGCCAGCCCCCGGAATCGGTAAACCCGCACGATGCGCGCTTCCCAGATGCTCGACAATCGATGCTCACAGCACTTTCCGGCCGCCTCATAGGCGTGGATGATGGTCTCCCCGGCGCAAATGGCCAGGTGCTGCGGATCACTGGCGAAACGCATCAGCAACAGATCGCCGGGCGCCCGAGCGGAAAGCGCAACACGCTCCAGGCATGGCTGCGCATCGAGTGATCGTTCCAGTTGGCCATTGGCTGGCGTGCGCCCGTAGCCAGTCACATCGAGATGGCCAACGCCGATCTGCCGCGCCACATGGATGGCTACGCCGGCGCAGTCCAAGCCGAATGCGATCAAGCGCCCCTGGTGGCGGAATGGCGTTCCCAGGCATTGCCGTGCAGCATCTAGGATGTCATCGACGGTCATACCTGCCCCCCGACCTGACTGTATTGGCTGCTCGTCGGTGCGTTGGGGTAGCCGCCGAAATTCAGCACGTTGCTTCCCCCCAGGCGATTCTTGCAGTCCGCAAGTCGCTTTCGGCAGCCGCGGACCATGGAGTAGGCATCTCCGACCTCGGGAAGGTAGTAAAACCCCTCGTTGAGTTCGATAGTTCCGTCGTTGGAATAAACCTTGATTTCCTGCGCCTTCAGCCCGGCATTGGCCCCTGTGGTGAAGAGAATCGATCCGGCTCCGAAGGTATCATCCGGCTCGCTGCGGGCAGCGTCCCGAAAAATGCGGGGCGAGGTGACTGCGGTCAAGGTTCCGGCGACCGTATTTATCGCCAGGTCCGCTTTGCATCCCGCAAATCCCTGGCTGCAGAATGTTTTGTCACACGTCGGACCATAGGTGCGGCCAATGGTCTGCCCAAGCAGATCGACCATAGATACGCCGGAGATTTTGTACCGATCGTCAAGCAATTGCGTTTCGCCGAATACGCCTGATGTGAGCGGATCTTCGTCCTCTACCGGACTTGTCCAGTCAGTCGCGAAACCATAAACGCGAGCGCCGTCGAACACTCCGCTTGCGACGGCTGCGCGACTGATTCCGGCGATTCCGGCAATGCCTTCCAGGTCGATCGAGGACGGGGAAAAATCCGAGGTGGCGGAGTATCCGCTAAGTGCGTATCCGTTGGTACTCAGATACACTTGTCCGCCAGACATGGTTAGGTCGGTCGGGTAATCGGTAAGGCGCACCGTTGCGCCCGTGACCGGAACGATCCGGACACACAACACGCGATAGCGGTAATCAGCGACGGTAGATTTCATGGATTGAGAATTTCGACAATATCAATTGACCCGCAATCGCGCACATCGCTGGATAGCGACGCTACGTCAATCGCAGAATCAAATCGCGCCGGAATGTCGAACTCGAATCCTGCAGTGACAGTTTCCGACTGTGGCATTGTATTGACCGTCCCGCCGGAACTATAGGTATTATATCCGGTAGAGTTGATATTGACAGTGATGGTATAGGTCGATGACCCGATAATTGTCGCCCGCTTTCCATTTATCTCGGTCATACCGGACACGCCGCTGATATGCACGGCCTGTGTAATGATGAATGGATGCGCAGATCCGAAAGTGATCACGGCACTGGATGCCTTGCTGATGCCGGAAATGGAAGAGGTGCTGTTTGCGGCAAATGTCACTTTCCCGGTAGCGGCATCCAATGCCCACTGGAAGCCCGCCATCGCAACCCCGCCTACGGCGATCAGGACGGAGCTGGCGACTGGCTTGTAAATCACGCGAGCAGGATGACCGATGCTCAAAGGAGTTCCTCCTGCCCCGTATTGTTTGCGTAGCTGATATATGCCAGTAGATACCAGCGATAATGTCTGATCGGTATTGGTAATTACCCCGCGCCCGCTGGCACTGCTGTTGTAGTCGTCAAAATCACGGACACGAAACCCGGCCAATTTTCCGTATGCACGGTGATAGAGCGCCAGAACTCTGGATGCGAGGTCATCACGAAGGAGCGTGAAATTGATCGTCCATCTGCGCATAGGATAGGCATGCACCAGATTTCGGTATTCTGCTCCTCCTGCAGTTTGCACGATATTTACGGCATAATCGTCCGTATGGCTGGCGCCCATACGGATGTCGATCGGCAGCCGTTCGTCCAGAAATTCGGCCATTAGGCATATCTCCGAGAGGTGGACAATGCTCCAAGAACCTCGCGCGCTACTGCCCCTCCGGCGCGTCGCACATCTGCCGAATTTCCGTTACCTCCCATGTTGATGATCACAGACACAGAATGGCCGCTGCTACCCAATTGACGATTTTCTGCAGCGGGTACGATTCGTTCCCCCTTATGGATCTGAGCGACCATGTCTCGCGGGACGAAATCAGTACCGATGGCGAATGATGGGAGGAGCCCCTTAAGCCAATCAGATAGCCAGTCAAGACCTTTTCCGACGATCCCGCCAAGACCGCCTTTGCCGCCCAGGTCGCCAAAAAGCATTTTCCCGATTTCTGCTGATGCGGCATTTGCAATCATTCGACGAACAGTTTCTCCGAATGACTTCAGCATTCCCTTGGTGCCCTTTTCGAACGGATCAAAAAGGAAATCTGCAAATGCAGACTGGATATTCTTTGCCGCAGATTTTGCAAATGAATTCGAGCGATTCACGGTCTCCTCCGTGTTATCGTCGAGTTCTTGCATCCGCTTTCCAGCCTGCTGCGCAGCACGGCCGAACAGTTCCAATCCAGCCGCGCCTTCACCAAGAACGCCGCTATCGAGCAAAGTCATGAGCCGCTCTACTTCGATGTTGAGCGCTTCTGCCGGCGTTCTCGTGGCGTCAAAGATCCTCTGGAAATCCTCCAGGCTTTTTTTCCTGGCATCATCTTGTTTGCGCATTTCCTCGCTAGCAGCTTCAGACTCCTCCCGGAATGCCGAGATGTTGTCGAGTGTCTGTGCATATCCTCGGGCAATTTCTAGATTTGCCGCAGTAGCGCCCTTGTATTTTCCGTCCGCAATCGCGGCTTCCAATTTTTCGACCTCGGTCAGATTCTGTGTAGCCTGGATCCGGTCTCGAAGCTGCTGCAAAAGCTGTGACCCGTCGTCCAGTTCCTTTCCAGCCCTGCCACGGCCGACCTTACCTGATGATGATTCTCCACCATCTCCAACGAACGATATTTTCCGCTTCGTCGGATGTTCGATGGCGTTCAGCGCGGCTTTCCCGGACAGGAATCGATCGGTCGATGAGCGACCAAAAGCAGATTGCAATTTCTCTGAAAACAGGGTTGCAGGCTTCCGGTTTTCCTCCAGACGCCTTTCGATCCCCTCCATGATTTTTCGATTTTCCTCGCGCATGGCGCCAATCGCGTCGGCTTTTTCTTTCAGCGATCCACCTCCAAATGCTATTCCTGCGATCGTGCCAATGGAGTAAATGGTCCGACCCACCACTTCGAACGCCGAACCAACTTCAATTGCGATCTTCTTCGCGAGCTGAAACGAATCGATGAGATTCGCGACGGCCAACGCTCCTCCTCTTGCCCAGCTTTGAATCGATCCATCAGAAGCCAGCGATTTTACTGCCCCGTTTACGTCATTCGACTTGGTGATTAACTCTGCCAGCGTCTTGAGAAAAACTGACGCCACTGGAACGAGTTCTGCGGAGATCGTTTTTGATACCGCAGATTTCGCAGCGTCCAATTTGCGTAGGCTTTGTTCGTATTCCTTTGCGGCCTGGCCCTGCTCGTTCGTTACTTTTGCCGCAAGATCACCGCTGGTCGCGAGTTCGTTCAAAAACGGAATTAGCCCTGCTCCAGCTTTCCCGAACAACGATACCGCCAGGGCGGTTTTTGATGACCCTTCTTCGACCGTATAAAACGCCTTGGCCACTTCCTGCAGTGCTTCGGCCGTTCCCATGCCAATCAGCTTTTGAGAGTCCAGTCCAAGCGCAGAAAAAGCTTTTTCCGTTCCCTTGCCTTCTTCTCCCGCTTTGGACAGTGCTGCGGACAGGCGCACCATTCCCGATTCGAGCTGCCCGACATCCGTACCGGAAAGGCGTGCAACGGAATTCAGTGCACTGATTTTTTCCGTGGTCGTGCCGGTGATGACGGCGAGCTTTTGCATGCTCGCTGCGCCCTCAACGTATCTGTCAAACGCACTTTTTATATCCGCCAGAGAGAGCGCGCCTGCCAGGCCGGTGAATGTCAGCGCTACCCCTTTGAATGCAGATTGCATTTTAGAGGCAGACTGCTCTGCCATGCTGGTGGCCTGTTTCAGAGCGCTTTCCAGTTTTGTGAGGCGCGCTTCCAGATCAATCGATAATTTTGCGATGGCCATTACTTGTCTCTCATGTGATCACGGATCACTGACATCTGGTAAATCAGACGCTCAACATCATGCACGCCAAGGATTTCTGCGACGATTGGAATCGCGCCCCATTCCATGCCTCCGCAAATATTCCAGGCTCGTATCGCCAGTGCGACATAATCATCCGGTCCCGATGTTGGTTTGAGCTGTTGCGGCAGGTCAATCGTCTCAAACCAACGTATCAGTTTTTTGCGTCGTCCTCGATTCGCTGCCGGTGCGCGTCATACGCATCGACCGCCGCCTGAGCGATCGGTCCAAGAAGGTCAACGCGATCACTGAGCCACTCGGCGCAGGCGTCCGCGTCAAACCCAACCGGCGCGCCGTCTCCCCCGGGGTACAGGTCCAACCCGGTGACGCCCTCCCAGCCAATGATGTGCGGCAGGATCGCGCGAGCTGCAGATTTCCCCTGCAGTTCGATCATGTCCATGGTCGTGGGGCGCAGGACGATGAAAACTTTTCCGCCCGCCTCCACGCGGATTTCTCGCGATCTCCGGATTTTCTCGGATAGCGCGCTCATGATGCGTAGTACGTCGGCGTTCCGTTCATGGTGATCACGGTCGAGGTCGTCACCAGTCCCTGCGCACTGCCGCCTGGCAGGAGCGTCGCACCGCAGTAGCCGTTGAATGTCGCGATCTGCCCGCCGGTGCCGAACGTAAATTTGAATGAGCGCTTCGCCTGCGCTTCCGCGGCAACTTTCATGGCGAGCAGGCCGGAGTCGGACACATCCCAAATGTTGTCAAAACTGAAAGTGGCTGGATTCGGCAACCCTGGAATTTGCGATTTTGCGTTTCCGTGAATCGTCGTTGTGTCGATAAAATCGAAATCTCCGCCTGAGGACGAAACGCTGGTTGCGGTCGTGATCGACGTACCAAACGTGATTTTGTTCGCCGTTCCGCTGGTGAAGGTGTCGAACAGGGTGGTGTCGATTCCTTCCAGGGTGAATGCAGACCCGGAAGTCGATTTGACGCGTGCCACCCGGTCATTGAGCTGCCACATCCCGAGGATCGTCAAGACGACAAAATCGCCGTTTGACAGCGAGTTTGTCGCAGAACAGACCCCTTCTGATGCCTTGGTAATGGCGGTAATGGTGATGTCGGATCCCAGCGCCGACTGCATCGCTACCGCAATATTGGACCATTTACGTGCAGTTGCCATTATTCATTTCCTCAAAAAAAACCAGAAAAAACTCGCTTGCGCGGGTTGTTGTGATGCTCAAAACGGATGCCACCAGTCACACTCGACCGTCACCGCATACAGCCCGCACTCCGGGTCATATCCCGTCGATCGGTCTGCATACGGATTCCCGAGTCCAGCAATCGCCGCAGCGATCTGATCGGCAACTGACTCCGCCGTTGCTCTCGTCTCGGCCCATGCGGTAATCGCAAAACGCACATCCTCTGCTAGTGTTACGCCTCCGATGGTGGTCACTGGCGCCGTGCTCGCTCGCTGATAGACGACAGCCGGAAGTGCATCTCCTTCTGGCATGGCGTCCGGAAAAATGCGCGTGCTTACCAGAGCAGTTAATCCTGCGCGACCGGAGAGAGCGGTATATAGATCAGATTCGCTGCTCATGGATGGTCAAATTTCTCGATGGCTGGAACAACTTCGCGCTCGAATATCTCAAGCGCTTGCGGAAGAGCTGCGGCGCCGGATTCCAGGAATTTTGCCGCCGGCAGCTTGTTCCGCTTCTTCGTCCCGAAATTCACAAATCGCCAGTAGAAAGGATCAAGCGGACTTGTAGCGCCGCGTTGAGATGCGCGCTTGACCGTCTTGTATTTGACGCCGAGGATGTTGTGTCTTGTGTATTTCGCCCCCTCTGCCGGCTTGATATTGACGAACACGCCGACATTCCCGGCCGCTTTCGAGACGCGCGACACTCGCACAGACAGCTTTTTTCTGAGCAGCCCCCTTGTCCGGTACGGAACAGTCGTTTGCAGCACAGGAGTCGCCTCGCGCGCGGCTTTGCGCACCACGATAGCGCCCTTGCGCAGCGCAGACAACAGCACCTTTCGGCGCAGTTTGTCTGGCAAACCATTCAACGACGCTTTGAGCTGGTCGATCCCTTTGGCTGTTGCTGTAATGCCATCAGCGGCCATTGCGTATCCCGTGCGTCGCCAAAATTTCTGTAGTGTGGTGTCTGGCCCCGACATCGATAATTTGCGTGATGTCGTACGCCTCGCCAATCCAGACGATGCGGTGCTCGCGCGTCAGATCGGTACGGTAGCGCAGCCGGAATCGTACGTCTGCTGCGTACTGCGTCTCTGCCGCAGCGAAAAACTCACGCCCTTTCAGCGGCCATGCCTCTGCCCAAATGCAATGATCGGTGGTGCTCGTAATCGCATCGACCCACGTCACGATTTCCTCTCCAAGAGAGTTTCGTGTCGTGCTTTTTACCTGCGGCTTGATACGCTGCGTGGCGCGCTCCGATGAAAACCCTGGCTCAAGCATGTGGCACCATTCCGGCGTCCAGCAACCGATCCAACCACGGAGCCGGCTCTTTTCCGTCGAGCGCCGCGCAGGATTGAGCGATAATCCACAATCGCGTATTGCTCGGCACATCCGTCGATGCCGCGCCGTATCCGACTGTATATCGTACTCGAACAGCATTCGGAACGTCCTGAGTAGTGGCCGGCCACTGCTGCCCGTATTTGAGCAACACACGACTGGGAGTGCTATCTACGTCGAGCGCATAGACCGTCCCGGATAGCGTTTGCTCAGCGCCAGCAGTATCGAGATATTTGATGCTCGTTATTGACTGAGCATCTGGCAGAAGCAAGTCGATTTCCTCTTCGGCCGGAAAACCGTCCAGAATCAACTCGACGGTCTGCGTGATCAGACGCCGGCCCTGCTGGTGCTCTGCCTGCTGCCGGAAAGCGGTGATCAGGATGGCAATTTGCGTATCGAATTCTGTCCCGTCGATGCGCGCTGACGCTTTAATCTCTGCTGATGTGACCGGCTCGGCGGCAGGCCCGGTGACTGTGACCAGCATCTCTCTATGTCCTCCAGCCGGCGAAACGGTTCGGAGGGTTTGAGTCTGGAGCAGTTGCAGGGTCCATTCCAGTTTCCCATAGCAGCGTGCCATCTGTCGTGTAATCAATCGGCACAATTGCATGGAGCATTTGATTGCCGGTAGCAGCGTCGATCAGCAAAATACTGTCTTCTGGGATTTCTTCATCAACCGCAGGAATTACATAAACCTCTTTCCAGTCTGCGATCATTTACCCTTGCCTCCTTCTGATTTCGGTTTCTTGGTAGGCTTTCCTTCTTTTTTCAGGGTTGCCGAAGTCTTGATCGTCTCTCCTGCCTTACGAAAAACATCCGTTCCGTCTTTTTTGGTCTCGACCAATTTTTCCTTTATGGGCGGCACGTTGTCCGAAGACACTTCGATTTTCAGGTCTTTACCAGATTTCCCGCGCATGATCGCTCCTGCCGGGATGGTGTAGTACGGCGCGAATATCGCCAGAATGTCATTGCTCATGTCGTAATCGCCTGTAGTTCTGCGTCAGTCATTTTATAGTTGTAAATGGCGACATCACCAAAATATCCGACCGCGCCAACGCCAACACCGATACTGGACAATCCCATTGCGCCGTCATACGTTCCTGGTGTTCCTACAAGGCCAGACGATGCAACGCTCATTGTGGAGCTGCCCCACGCGAGCGCCAGTTTCTCTACTGCTCCTGGCGTCCCTGTTGGCCCATTCGCGGAATTCGTGCCGTCATAGGCCGTAGCGCCGGAGTTCGACGCAGAGAGCAAAAGCCCGTTGGTCGCACTGCCGACCGCACCTCCGGAATACACAACCGGCTTTGCCAGAATGTATGCAGTGCCAGCCGTATCACTCCAATTGCTCGATGTCTGATCCGTCAGTGAGTCCGCACTCCGATTCACGGTCGTAGTCGTCGTGACAATCGGACTCGTCGCCACTGCCCCAGCCTCATTTTGTACGCAGTCAACGGCTATAACGTCGCCGGATGTGGAAATCTTGAATCCGACAGATGGGTTAGCGAGCGTCGCGGTGATCTGCACGCGCGAATATGTGGCGGAGTTGAT